TGCCTGGCTGCGCGACGGTGCTCAACACCTCCGGCATGCGGCCCTACATCGCGATGAAGACGCCGGCCCGGTGGCGCTGGAGGCCGTACAAGCCCAAGCCGGCCGAGGTGCGATTCACGCTCGAGGAGCAGCTGCTCGCCGCGCAGCAGGCCGGGCGCGTGATGATCGAGCCCAACGTCAAGAACATCGGCCACACGAATAAGGCCTGGCTGTGGGACCGCTGGGAGGCCCTGGTCGCGTCGATGCCTGACACGCAGTTCGCGCAATGCCTGCAGGGCGGCACGCGCCCGCTGGCTGGCGACAACGTGCACCACGTGCTGACGCTGACCTTTCGCGACGCCATGGCCGTACTGTCGCGATCGGTGGCGCTCGTGACGACCGAGGGCGGCCTGATGCACGCTGCGGCAGCAGTCGAAACGCCGGCCGTCGTGCTCTGGTCGGAGTACATCAGCCCCGAGATCACCGGCTACGCGATGCACACGAACCTGCGCCACGCTGGCGCGCCGTGCGGCTCGCGGCTCAACTGTCCCAGCTGCCGCAAAAGCATGGCAGCGATCACGGTCGACGAGGTGCGCACCGCCCTCGCCGCCATCACTCAAGGAGCGATTGCATGATGTTCGTCGATAGCTGGTGGTTCCCTTCCCACGAGCAGCACCTCCCCGCCTGGATGGCCACGCCCAAGGCCCGCATGATCATCAACGGCAGGCCGGCGTACCAGGGAAAAAAACAGCTTGCCGCGATCGCCGAGTGCGGCCGCCTGGGGCGCACGCGCACCGCGATCGATGTCGGCGGGCACATCGGGCTGTGGTCATTCAACCTGGCGCACACGTTCGAGCGCACGGTCGCGTTCGAGCCGGTGCAGGATCACCGCGCATGCTTCGCGCGCAACTGCGAGGCGCAGCTGGCCAGCGGAAAGCTCGTGCTCGAGGCCTGCGCCCTTGGCATGGAAGAGGGGGCCGTCAGCATCCATACCGCGCCGACCAGCAGTGGCGACTCATGGGTCAAGGGCTCCGGAGACATCCCGATGCACACGCTCGATAGCTTCGCGCTCGAAGACGTGGACCTCATCAAGACCGACACCGAAGGCTACGAGGAGAACGTGCTGCGCGGCGGCCTGGTGACGATCACCACCTGGCGCCCGGTCATCATGGTGGAGCAGAAACGCGACATGGCGAGCGAGCGGTTCGGCCTGGGCAAGCTGGGTGCGGTGCAGCTGCTGCTCGATATGGGCTACCGCGTCGCGGCCGAGCTCTCCGGCGACTACCTGTGCGTGCCGGCATGAGCGCGCTCCGTGTATTCATCGGTTATGACCCGCGCGAGCACGAGGCGGGCATGGTGTGCGCGGCCACGCTGCGCGAGGTGACGAAGGGCGAGATCGAACCCGAGTTCCTCGATGTCAACGCGCTGCGCCAGCGTGGGCTGCTCACGCGAATTCGGGACGAGCGCGGCCCGCAGGACTACGACCTCGTCTCGAATCACAGCTACTCGACGCGCTTCAACATCAGCCGCTTCCTCGTGCCGATCCTGTGCCAGCAGGGGCCGGCGCTCTTCGTCGACTGCGACATGGTTTTCAAGCGCGACCCGCGGGAAATGCTCGACGTCGTCGGCGCATCGTTCCCGCTCTTGGTCGTCAAGCACGAGCACCGGCCCACGCGCATTGTGAAGATGATGGCCCAGGCGCAGAACGACTATCCGCGCAAGAACTGGACGAGCGTGATGCTCTTCAACTGCGAGCACCGGACCAACCGACGCTTGTCGCTGTGGGACGTGAACAACCGGCACCGCGAAGAGCTCCATTCGCTCTACTGGCTGAACGACGACGAGATCGGTGAGCTCGATCCGGCGTGGAACTGGTTGGTCAACGAGCAGCCGAAGCCGGACAATCTCGGCATCGCGCACTTCACGAACGGCGGGCCCTTCAACGAACCGAACTGGCCAGGCGCGCCGCACGACGAGCTTTGGCTCGAGGCCGCGCGCAGGACAGGGATCAGATCGACATGAGCGACGAGCGCAACGACGGACTGCACCCCCGGCACCCGGGCAGGGGGAAGTGCGCCGTCATCGAGCTCGAGAGCATGGACAACGAGCCCGAGATCGGCGGCTTCATCATCTTCCTGCCCAGCGGCGCGACCAAGACCGTGCACTGGCGCGGCACCAAGCCGATCACGCCCACGCTCGATGCGGCCAAGGAGTACACGACGCGCGTCGTCGACTCGCTGCTCAAGCAGGGGCGCGGTGCCGGCGAGGCCGACATCAACGGCACGAACTGGACCAGCGTCGCCGCGGCGATCCAGCGCGTGATTCTTGACTGGAACGACAAGATCGTCGGCAAGATCAACGCCAAGATGGTGCGCGACATGGTCGACGGTACTGTCATCACGGGCGGCCCGCGCGACCGGCGCCAGCACTGATATGCCTCGCAACAGCCGCGGCAGACCAATGGTGCGCCTAGGGCCGCAGCACATCCAGTTCCTGCTGCACATGGTCGCAAGGCCGCAGAATGCGACGGCGGCTTACATCGCTGCCGGGTTCTCGCCCAACGGAGCCCGGCAGTCCGCGCATGCGCTGCTGAAGGAGCCTATCGTCGCGGCCGAATACAAGCGCCTGATCGAGGAGAAGCACAAGGCGCTGCACATGGACGTCGACGAGATCCTGGCGCGCGCCGCGATGCTCGCGCGCATCGACGTGGCGGCCCTGTACGACGAGAACGGCGCGCTGCGGCCCATCCACGAGCTCGACGAAACCGCCTCGATCGCGATCTCTGGCGTGGAGGTGCAGGAGATCACCAGCGGCACCGGCAAAAACGCCAAGGTGATCGGCACGCTCAAGAAGGTGCGTTTGCGCGATCCCATGGCGGCAATCAGACTGCTGGCTGAGCACAAGAAGCTGGTTCGCAACACCGACGATGGTGTCAACGCGCTGGCCAGTGCCCTCGCCGAACGATTGAACCAGGCGCGCATGCGCCGCAAAGCCAAGGACTCGAAGTGACCGTGACCGCTGACCGTCTCCGCGAACTTCTCGACTACGACCCGTTGACGGGGAGGTTCACTTGGCGCGTGCGCAAGTCCCAGCGATGCAAGGCGGGCAGCATGGCGGGGTCAATCGGCGGACGTGGCTATCGCTACATCGAGATCGACGGGCGCAGCTACCGTGCGGCCCGTCTGGCAGTCCTCCACAAGACCGGGCAATGGCCCGCCGGCGTGGTGGATCACAGAAACAACGCGCACGATGACGACAGCTGGGAGAACCTGCGAGACGTGACGCAGGCAATCAACTGCCAGAACCGCGGCCGAGGCCGCGTCGTGTCGTCGACCGGATTGCTCGGCGTTCAAGAGGATCACGGTCGATTTCGTGCCGTGATCGACAAGGTTCACATCGGGTCGTTCGGGGCGCCCGAGGAAGCGTCGGCCGCGTACCTCGCGGCCAAACGTCAGCAGCACCCCGGCTGCACAATCTGAGAGGTCCATCATGCTGAAGCGTCCCATTCCCGACTTGGCCAGGTTCAGAGATCAGTGCACGGGGGTAGGCCAGACCCGCGCCGCCAGCGAGCGCACCGGCCACCGGCGATCGCAGTGCGTGATCGACTGCGCGCCGGCCGAACAGCGCAAGTTCGCGGTCGGCTACCCCGAGCCGACGCCCGACGATTACGCGATGTGCACCAGTGGCACCGTGCCGCGCCAGACCACGCTGCACCGCGGCGGCTGAGAACGTCGAGCAGCAGGCGCCAGCAATGGCGCCCAGCGCGCACCAGCCTCCTCCGCGACGGGATAAGGCTTGTGCGATGGGCCAGCAGCGGGTGCCGCTCGCCCCGGGGTTAGATCCTTTCTCCGTATCCAACCCGCTGCCGCCCCGCCAGCCCGAGAGGAGGGCGAAGCGGGGCACCTCAACACAGCGATGCGACCTCAACCCCTCCCGCCAGGCCTGAAACGCCAGAACGCGATCCGCGCCGCAGTGCCGCTCGCCGCCGAGGCCGAGCCGCCGGCCTACGTCGACCACGAGGATCCGATCGAGCACGTGCTCGACAAGCTCGCCGAGTACGAGCTCGACCCGCTGGACTTCGTGCTGTGGGCCTTCCCGTGGGGGCAGCCGGGCACCAGCCTCGAGAAGGAAGAAGGGCCGGAGCAGTGGCAGCACGACCAGCTGCAGCGCATCGGCGAGCGCCTGCGCGCCGGCGAGAGCACCGGCACCGTCATCAAGGAGGCGATCAGTGCCGGCCACGGTGTGGGCAAGTCGGCGCTCGTCGCCTGGCTGATCCTGTGGGCCATCAGCACGTTCGAGGACACGCGGGGCGTTGTCACCGCGAACACCAAGGATCAGCTGGTGCAGAAGACCTGGGCCGAGCTTGCCCGGTGGCATCAGCAGTTCATGGCGCGCGAGCTCTTTGTGCTCACGGCCACCGCGATCTACTCGGCCGACCCGCTGCACGTGCGCACCTGGCGCATCGACGCGGTGCCCTGGTCCGAGGAGAACAGCGAGGCCTTCGCCGGCCTGCACAACAAGGGCCGGCGGCTGCTGCTGATCTTCGACGAGGCCAGCGCCATCGCGGATACGATTTGGGAAGTCGCCGAGGGCGCGCTCACCGACGCGAACACACAAATCATCTGGTGCGCCTACGGCAACCCGACCCGCACCACCGGCCGCTTCCACAAGGCGTGCACCAGGCCAGGCTCGTGGAAGTACAACCGCGTCGACAGCCGCAAGGTCCGGTTTACCAACAAGGGCCAGATCGCCGAGTGGGAACGCGAGTATGGCGAGGACTCGGATTTCTTCCGGGTGCGCGTCAAGGGTGAGTTCCCCCGCGCTGGCTTCGCCAACTTCATCCCGCCGGAGCTCGCCGACCGTGCGCGCTCCAACCGGCGCGAGGTGCCGCTGGGCGCCTACATGACGCACCAGAAGATCCTGGCCGTCGACCCGGCGCGCTTCGGAGACGACTTCTCGGTCATCACGCTGCGCCAGGGCCTCAAGATTCACTTTCAAGTGTCGCTGTCGGGCTTCG